CTTGTTGTTTCAAAGATTCGGTTGTAAACTCCATAACGGAGAAAAATCTGCGTGCCATCATCAAGAGTTACCAAAACATCTGCTTCAGAGTTATTGGTAATAGTCCTGATTGGTGCCTGCTGTCCAAAAAGAGGAAATGCCTTGCGCTCGTGAATTAGGCCTTCGAGCCACGCAACAGGGTCTTCGAGATCCTGGTCGTCAAACTTTACAGAGCGATGAATGGCTATCAACATTGCAGTTGCTACCATTGATGTGTCGCACTGTTTGCCTGTATTTCTTACCGTATCTGCGGCATTACAGGCCTTTACAATTGCTCCCATTTTATTTGCAATTTTTAATTTGAGATAATGTGATTTCCAGATTTACTATATCTATTGAATCAATGAAGTCTGTTGTTCCTTGTCCAATAGGATGAACGCCTGGTACATCCATCTTTGTATGAGGTATTGATGTAGGATCAGACCAAACTACATTTTTATGCTGAACAAGACGATTTAAAAACTCATAATAACATGGATATAGAACAGATTTGAATGTTCCTCCGTCCTCATATCTTTTTAAAACACTATCAGTTGGGGTTGTAATAGTGGCTATAAATATCCTTTCTATCGTAACCCTTGAATAGTATCCATTTTCAGATATAACCTCTTTTGCTGGCATTACCATAGCAATTAGAGGATATTTCTTGTTTTTATAAGTTATTGAATTATCGAGGTAATTAAGTTCTTTCATTATATGAGCAGACCTTCCAGGTTCAAAGTGAACATTTTTAGTTCCATTGAACATTGAGGAAACAACCTCTTTTATAATGTCTACTAATATTACTGGATTGCTCATAGTCCAAACATATTAATTGGCCTCGTTCTTGAAATTACAGCAACTGAATCAGAAATCTTAAAGTAATCAGAATATGTAAAATCTCCATTTTGGTCCTTTTTCCTCAAAAGAAAAGGGATTAATTGGCCCTTTACCTCACGACTAAATTGATTCCACGCTTCAATCATTTTCTCAACAGGCCAAACGCTTTTACCTGATTCTGTTTCACTTATCGAAGTAGAAACGCCTGTGTTGTGAATTGCCGCAGATTGCATAAAGTAGTAATAAATATAGTTTGCAATAAGACTCATGTTTGTGTTTCTCACAAGTCCATGCCACTTGTATTTAGTACCAAAATAGTCCTCGTATTCGGCTCCATTGATTATGTCCTTTATTATTTGGTTAGTAGGCTCGGCAACAAAAAGGTTATACAGCTTTTGCCCAAGGATAATTAGTAGACACTCTTCTTCATACTTTGTAATGAACCAGTCAATCCTTTCCTTAACTGCAGGTGTATCTGAGTTTGGGATTGCTATTTCACCTACAAAAAATGAAGTATCAATCAAGTTTGCCATACGAGAACTATTTTTGATTTTGGTCTAAGGGTGTGTTATGTGATCAGCCCTGTTAAGGGGCAACTGGAGTCAATGCTGCGACTACATTATCGAAGTCGTCGTAGATTGCAAATCCGAGATGGTTTTCGCTTACAAACTGATGTAGACGCATTTCACCAATTACTGTAACCAAGTTACGAGTGAAGTCGTCGTTCTCCCATCCCCACATCATGCGGAATGCCTTGTAGATCTTAACCTTGTAGTAGTCCATGGCAACAAGCGCAAGCTTGCCTTGTTCTACTCGGTTATCGCTTACAATCATTGCTCCTGTTGCAGGTGGAATGAACAATTGTCCCTGCTCTTTTGCGCGAGACAAAATCATATTCGCCTCGTCAATTGGGTTGATAAAGCAGGCGATAAGTCCACGAAACTTTGCAGTACGAAGCTGTGTAACACCGGCTTTAATTGCATCCCAGTAGTTAGGATTTTCAACTGTTATGCCTGTCAAGCCATAAGGAACACCATAGCTGAATGCACCTTTTGGAGCTGTTGTAGATCCTGGGCCTGTCATAAGCGTATCATTTGCTACGTCCATAACCGCTGTGTACAGTTCGTCCTCAACAAAAGTTGTGAAACCATCAATGTCTTCAAGCAATTCTGTAGCCATTTTCTGGTTTGCTGCAACCTTTTTGGCATAAGATGCTTCTGCAACAAGTTCAAAGCTAACTCCTGGCTTGTAAATACCTGGTGCTATGAATGCGGCTTCACCCTGAACATTTTTCTTGTTAACCCAAACGTAAGTCTCCGAGTTGGTAGTTCCTTTGATAAGGAAGTTCCAGAAAGTCCAATCATCACGCAGGATGTCAACAATCCCAGGTTGCTTTTCTGTTCTTGTGATGTGAGTCTTACCAGCAGACATTACTGTTGATGGAAGCATCGGGCTTGCTGCAGCGCGATGGTTGATTTGCAGTTCAAAGATTGGAATATCACGTTTCTGGCCAGAGCGAATAGCCTGGATAACTTCCTTGTTATCATCAAAAAACTTCTTCACCTGGGAGCGAATGCTCATATCTTCTCCTCCTGCAGCCAATTGTTGCTTCATACGCTGAAGCTCAAGGCCCTGGGTTGCCAAAACTTTCATTGCTCCACTTTCGGCATCAGCCATTGCACGAATAGCGTCCATTGGGAGGCTGTCTTTCAATTGCTTGAGCTGTTCTGTGATCTTTGAAAGTTCATCAGATGTTGCACGAGTTTTCAACTGCTCGGCTACGTTGTCCTTGATCTTTTGCAACAGAGCTTCTTGCTCTGCTTTTTCGCCATCTGTCAAGTATGCAGCTCCACGAGCAAACTTGTGAGTCAAAGGGTTGAGCTTTGGCAGGCGAGAAGGATTGAAATAAGTCCTTTTCATTGTTTTTAGAGATTTGTTGTTAAAAAATTATAGTCAATTGCGACCTTACTCGGCTCAACCTCTTTCAGTGGATTTTCCGGCTGAAGTTTTGCGAGTGATATATGTCTGTCAATTAAGCTCCTAAGTTCCATTCTCATTGTTTTCGGAACTCTGCGAATCATATCTTCCGTATCATCAATGAGGCATTCGTCTATATATGTTCCATCTGAAGAGCGAACTACGAATGTTTCTCTTTGGGATCCTATTGTTACTGGAGATACTTCAAAAAGATTAACCTCTTTCATAATTATGAGGTCTTTTTCTTCGTCGTACTCCATTTTATCCCAGATGTAGTTGAATCCGTAGCTACCATTATTTATAGTTCCTCTTTTTACCTGGATAATACATCTTTCTCCGATTTGTATTGGATCTGGCTCATATTCTCCATAGAGTCCAATTTCATCTTCAATAAGAACCGAGGGAACACAAAGAGGCTCATCCTGCTTGTGCTGCCAAAGAACAGGAATCTTTGATGATGCACTTGATGCAGGCCCACGTTCCTGTAATGACTTCGAAAAACAGCCTTTTATAGGAACTGTACCATAGTCATCTGGAATACCAAAAATACAAAAGTACTGTTTTATAAGTCTTTCGTTTTCAGTAGAGGACTGCTTTGGTTTGCGTAGTTCAACCTTATCTCTGCTTTGGGTAGGAGCAAAGCGATGGATTGGAGATGAACCAACTTTGGCCCTCAGTTCTAATATTTTTTGATGAAGTTTCATGTTCCTCAAAGTAAAAAGGTTATTGATTGTTTTCCTGCGGATTTCCTTCTGGACCAAAAGCTGTTTTCTTTTCTTCTATACCAAACTGTTTAGCATATTGATGGTAGTAAATATCCATACCAGCTTCAGAATCCATTCCCTGCTCAATTCGCCACTCATTCCATGTAATTAGATTTCCTTTCCATGCAACGTCTAAGCCCTCTGTTCTTGCTTTGTATGCCTGTCCGGCTTGCAGAATATCTTCTTGCATAACTGCAAGGTGGTTATAGTCGAGTGACAATATGGACTCTTCCAGGCCGAAAAAGTCGTTATACCTTGCCATTTTTCTGGTAGCGTAAGGTACGATATTGTTCTGGTATAAAAACTTTTCTGATGAGCGTCTGTTTTCATAAGTTGCATTTTTACCACTCATCAATTCAGCTGGATAGCCAAACCTATCACATATTCCATCAATACCCTCTCGAACATTCTCTTTTGTCATTAAGTCTCTTAGGTTGAATGACATTGCGTTCCACTTCAAAGGAGTTTTGCTAATTACATATTGAAGTTGGCCAATAGTAAGTCCATATTTTGATAGATCATTTTGAATCTCTGACTTTTCAACCTCCTTCATTGGAAGCCATCCAGCCATGTCTGGCTTCGGATCGTGAGAGAAAACACCAAGCGGCCCTTTCTTTTTGAGGAGCACGTTATCAGCTTCAAGTGCAGCGCAGATATTACTTACCCAAAAATCGAGGCCTGCAATTTTTGACATTGGAAGCTCGCTTGTGCTTGCGTTTATGAATCCATCTTTAATGAGTAGTATATCGCCCGGATCAAACTCATACATTGTTCCAAGATAAGAGTACCTCCATTTTTTTATTACATTACTTTCTGTGCCATACATATCAAACTGATAGTTTCTTTCAGGAACGACCTTCATTGGGTCGAGGTTCCACAAAGAAGAAGAGAATGATTTGTCCATTCCTACTGGAGAAACTGCAAGAACA